CAAAGGCTCCTGCCCCTGTACCTACTAGTAAATCTCCCTTAGCATCAAAGGATGCTGCGACAGCAGCAGCAGCACTTGCTGCAGAAGTAGCAGCAGAGTTGGCTGAAGTCAGAGCAGATGATGCAGATGTCGCTGCGCTAGAAGCGCTAGTAGCGGCAGATGCTGCAGATGTAGCAGCAGCGGCAACGCTGGCTGCCATAGTAGAAGCAGAAGTTGCAGCGCTATTAGCCGAAGTCAATGCTGAGGCAGCAGATGTACTTGCTGAGTTAGCAGAAGTTAAAGCAGAGGAGGCAGAAGTTGCTGCCGAAGTAGCCGATGTGGCTGCAGCAGAAGCAGAGTTAGAAGCCGTAGTTGCACTGGCTGCAGCGCTAGTAGCACTGGTAGCCGCTGCCGTAGCAGAAGTCGCTGCAGAGGCTGCAGAGGTGGCTGCTGCTGTGGCTGAGGTTGCTGCACTGTTGGCGCTAGTTAGGGCGTTAGAAGCGCTTGTAGAGGCGCTAGAGGCACTTGTAGCGGCAGAGGCAGCACTTGTAGCAGCCGATGCTGCTGAGGTTGCTGCAGCCGTTGCTGAGCCTAGAATGCTATCTACATAATCTTTAGGGGTAGCAGAGGATGAAATCATACCTGCGCTGGATAGACCAGTTATGACTGGACTGCCCGAGATGGTAGGGCTGGTCAAAGTCTTGTTGGTTAAAGTTTGAGTAAGCGTATCTAAAACTACCGTTCCAGTAGCGTTAGGCAGAGTGATTGTTCTATCAGCAGTTGGGTCTGTAACAGTAAGCGTTGTCTCAAAAGCATCCGCAGTAGAACCCTCAAAGACAATGCTTGCGTCTACTCCAGCACCAGTAATGCTTGGGTTAGTAATAGTTGGGCTAGTTAAAGTCTTATTGGTAAGGGTCTGAGTATCAGTAGTACCAACAACCTCACCTGTAATGCCGTGGACTGCGCTAGTAAGTTCTTGGTGGGTATTGGCTTCCTGCAAGTCACGACCGATAACCATGTGACGAACCACAGCACCAGCAGCGTGGGCTACAGCAGAAGAACCGTCCTGAGCACGTTCAATGGTAAGTGAGTTACCAGAAGAGTACAACTTAACGTTGACAATTTCTTCAAGAGATGTATCTGGGTCAATGACGACTGTATATGTCTCGGTACCAGTAAGGGTCTTACCACCCATTACTGCAGAGCCAGATACTACCGTCATGGAGGTAGCAGTATCAGTGATAGCAGACGCAAGAGTTGTCTGCTGTGCACGAGAGGAGTATTTACGTACTGTCATTGTTTACCTATCGGACGTAATGGACGCGGGGAGGGTACTTCTGAAGTTGCGCTTTTGCTTCTTCATTAAGACGTTGTGTGTATAGACCATAAATCTGACGCATGACTCCGCCAATAGAGCCAAAGGGACGCTTAGAGTCAATCTCATCAGCCTGTGGGCTAGTCTGGCTTGAACGTGCTGGGTCTAAGAATGTAAGTAGGCGGTAGATAGTTCCCAATACTACCACATCTTTACAAGATTCGGGTAGCCCTATAACTGTTGTAAAGACATCTGAATCAGATGAGAAAGTTCCAGGGTCAGCAGCGTAGGTTAGTTTAACAGTTCTGCCTGGAGTGATATAATCACGAATCGTTACAGTTTGTGCTGGTTGGGCTTCTGAGCCACCCCATGTTGAAATGTCAGCGTATGGCTCTAGGTCAATTCTACGGATAGGTAGCCATTCCTTAGAAGGACCTACTTCTTGCCAGTGAGCAGCAATGATTGCTTGAGCCTCAACATTGTTACCGTTACCATCAAGTAATTCATAAGTTGTGATAGCAGCATTGTAAGTAAAGGTTAGTTGCTTAACAGCATGGATAGATGAACTCATCGCACGAAGCGTGTCATTGACGGCGCGCTTAATTACGTGCTTAGGGAAAGTCGGGCTGATAGTTACCTTGGCATTGGTAGCAGCAGTAGATGCTGTAGTTCCTAGATAACCTCTACCCCAAGGAGAGACGGTAAGAGTATTGGCTACACGGTCGAATGACTCTACCCACATCAACTCTTCACCAATTTCAATAATACCCTTACCGATGTCCGTTGTAGAGGATACGTTGATGGTTGTAGTTGTTGTGGTTGTAACGGCAGCAGAAAGGCTTGTAGCCCTGTCCTGCTGCATGGTATAGCCCTGCAGATTAATGATTACTTCATTGACAATATCAGCGTATGTTGTTGCCACAGTTATAGGGTCCTTAATGCGTCTACCGCAGATTTACCAGTTGTTCCAGCAAGTTCATTGCAGATTGCGTTCAAACCTTTGAAGTTGTTAGGTTGACGAGAACTGTCAGCCTCATAGTTAAGAGCACCGATGATACCTTTACCAGAAGTACCTGCCCAAGCATTGGCAGCGCCTTGTTCATCAAGGAATGCTGTTCTAGCGGGATATGTTCCTCCGTTAGCCAAACGGTTTAATTCTGCACAGAGAGTGCTACCTGCTATACCTGCCACTATCTATACCTCGCTGTCTTCTTTGCGATTGATTTTGGTTGCTTTGAAAATTGTTTACCTGCGCGTGTGTCACGGCGCTTCTTAGCAGAGGTTGCTGCGTATTCTTTTTTAGAGAGTGATTGACGAGCCTTCTTAGGCAGATACCGTTCACCTGTAGCCTTAGCACCTTGAGTGCTAGGCTTACCAGAGCGAGTACCCCACTCCTCTTTAGTCCACTTAGATAGGGACTTCTGTTTCTTTGATTTGCTACCAGTGTATCCACCACCAGCCTTCTTGTATTGTTGTGCTACAAGTTGTGCTTTACGGGCAGACCACTGACCAGGTCTACCACCTTTAGAGCCAGCAAGGACTCTGTTCTTAATGGATTCACGTAGACCTGGTTTAGTGTATGACATTACTTCTTCTTACCGCCTAGAAGTCCTGGGAACAAGCCCTTTGGATTCAATGGCTTTGGATTCTTTGATGTGTACTTTGGAACTTGGGTAACCTTGTTAGGACCCTTACCAATAGTGATTTTCTTCTTTGTTGCAGAAGCGCGTGCTTCGTCAGCAGTCTTTGCTACTGGCTTAGCCATTGGCTTCTTTGCTGCGGCGGCACGTGCGGCATCTGGAGACTTAGCAACTGCTCCAGCAGCCTTCTTCGCAGCAGCAAGACGGTTAGCACCGTACATACGCTTTACGCCTTGTACGAACTCAGCATTGCTGGAACCGCCAGCCTTTTTAAGGGCTGCAGTCATTCCCATCTTTTTGATACTGTCGATTGTTGACTGCTTTACAGGAGTGTAAAGATTACTTCCTGATGCAGCCTTGCCTCCACCTTTAGGTGCGGCTTTTTTTACCTTGTATGCAGCCTTTGCTGCATCAGCGGTTTTGTATGTCTTAGCCATTACCATTTGACCTTATCTGCCCAATATGCGGCACTCATTTTTCCTTTGGCGATGTTGCGACTATGACGAGCCTTGAAACTCTTGCGCTTCATCTTCATACGCTGAGATTCCCCAGCCTTTGGCTTACCTGCGGTGGATGCACCTTGTTCGCCAAACCTAATTGTTTTTACTTGACTTCCCTGTTTAGCCACAACAACGTGTGACTTCTTAGGGTGGTTAGGAGTACGCTTTGGCTTGTTGTAACCAGATACTCCAGCACGGGCTAACCGTGGGTCACGACTTGTCTTTGCCATACTCACCGTACTTTCCTAGAACTGCTCTTACTGTGCCGTTCTTATTGAGCCTTACTACTTTCCCGTCCTTAATCTGGACAGAGTTAAAACCACGATGGGTTTTATATTGTCCAGATGACATTACTTGCCTCTAACTCTCTTGAGGCGTGGGTTCTTGCGTTTCGCAGCAGGGCTTGCCTTGCGAGATGATGCGGCGAGGATTGCACCAGCACGCTCCATCGACACACCTGACTTGCGAGCAATCTTCTTCTGGACCGCTTTGAATCCTGGATGCTTCGCTGATTTCTTCATACCGTTCCTTTACCATACTTAAAACCTGGAATCTTTGTTGGGTCCATCTCGCGTCCACCAAGTTTGGTGTTTGGCTTGTAGGTAATTGACCGTGTGTTTCTGTAAAGTTCGGCAACGTGGGCTTTAGCGTTAGCGTTAGTAATCCCACCTGTTTTTCTAGGTTTCTTTGCCATTACTTTTTCTTTCTCTTTGGAGCGGCTTTCTTCTTTGATTTCTTGCCGTACTCAATCATGCGTTCCATTTTGCCTTCAGACTTCTCGTGTTTCTTAGAAGCCTTCTTAGCAGCAGCAATCCCCTTCTTGGTGTAAGGGAACTTCTTACCTTCGACCATTGGCATACTATGCCCCTATCTCTTTCATTACTTCGGCTACGCCCTTATTTACTTTATGTGCTTTCGGCATCGTGTTACCGTCATAGGCTTTGCCTAGTACTTCTGATGCCTTATGTGCTGCCTGAATGTCTCGCATATTTGTGCTATTAGGCTGTATGCCTTGTGCTCTAGCATCTCTGTATGCTTGTAGTTCAGCATTCCATTTTTTATCTGGAATATCTCGTGTTGCGTCCCCTGCGTTCATCTGAAGAGTTAATGCTTTGCAACCAAAGCAACCTTCAATTGGCTCGGGATGGTGCTCCCAATGTTTCATATCGCAGTAAAGTTACTTTCTGTTATTCCTACGCCACCAGCAATAAGTTCGGCTTTTGTAGCCTCACTTACGACATGGTTTCTGCCACCCAAGTATACCACATCATAGTCCGCTAGGTCCTCATCTAAAAGGTACCGTACTCGTGAGTAGGTGGCACCAGATTTGACGATGCTTATCCCGCGGTCTAGTTTGTAGAAAAAGAACAACCTATGTAGTCCAGCAGGACCTTCTCGGACAGTTGGTGTCCTGAAGATGTAATCTGTCATTAGTCCTCCTTAATGGACTCACCGCCAGGCAGAGTTTCAAGGCTCTGCCCGACAGTCAATCAACTAAGCGATTGAAGAACCGCTTTCAATGCGGTACAAAGCCTCTTCGCGGTAGCGAGCGAAGCCGAGTACGCCGTACCAGCCCATTGGGCGGTGACGCATCAACTTGTCAACTACAGGTCCGATAACTGTATGTGGCTCTTCAGCAACTGCTTCAGCGAGAGCCTGCTGACCCGCAACGATTGTGCGGTATACCTTGGCGCTTGAAGCACCATCGGTAGCAGTAAACATACGGTTGGTCTCAACGAAGTAAGCACCTTCGTAGGTTCCGATTTCGCCTGCCCAGATTTCATTCTGGTTAGCGCCGTATTGGTGAGGGATGAGCCATCCAGCAGAACCTGTTTCTGCACGGAGGTCATGGGATACTTCTGGGTGGATACCGACCCAGTAAAGGTTGCCCTTACGTCCCTTAGCGTTGTTTCCACGCAACTTAGCAACAGCACGACGGATGTTGGAAGAAGCAAGGGTTGCAGCAGCAGTGATTGTTGCTGTTGAAGTTGCGGTGGAGCCTGCGTAAATTACGTTGGTACCAGCGCGGAGTGTTGCCATTGCAACCTTGTCGATAGAATCTGCAAGGTTGTACGCAATGATGTTTGCGATTGCTGGGTCTACATCAGCAAGGCTGAAGAGTTCCAACGCACGAGTTACGAGAACTGAGTTACCGTACTCATTGAGAGTAATGGTTACAGATGTAGGTGTCGATAGACCGACTGCATCTGGGTCAGCATCTTCGGTAAGAGCAGTTGTTGCTGCTGTAAGGTCAACATAACGTTGTAGAACGATTGTTGAACCTGGTTGAGTCTGGCGTGCAGGACGCTTATCTGCGACAGAACGGATTAGAGGTTCTGAGCGGAGAGCGAACTCAAGAAGGCGGTCATACGCCTTCTGAACTAGACCTGCGGCACCAGCGGTACCTCCGAGTGAGGAGGAACCTGTTGATACATAGGCATTAGCCATTTGATTAGTCTCCTAGACTATGAACGGATATTATTGCGAGCGTAGGAAAGCAATCAAATCGTCAGCGCTTTCTGCGTTTTCGATTTTCATTGCGAACTCATCTGCTCGTTCGGGTGATACAGCACCTTGGGTCACGACATCCATTTGACGTAGACTTGCAATATCACGCTGAGCAATCGGTGCTTCTTTCTGGATTTCAAATCCAAAAACATCACCATTTTGCTCTAACCATGAATTAATTGCTTCTTCAGAAGCATCTAGGTCAGTCGGAATGAATTTAGCGACTTTCATGTTGACACCCTTGGATGTAAGAACATCCTTAAGTACGCGCTCTCTTTGGGCTTTGCTCAACTCACCTAGAGTTGATTCAAGTTCCTTTGCTCGTTTCTGTTCAGCCTTGAGGGCTTTACGGAGTTTCTTAACGAGGTCAGTATCGGCGGCTCCGAAATCGACTTGTACATCGTCGTCTTCTTCGTCGTCTTCCCAGTAGTTATCGCGATTGTTGCTCATAGCAACCTCTCCCATCATTAGTAGTTATCGCACGCCTCAATACAGATTGGGGTGTCCATATTGGCTCGTACTGCCAGTCTTGTTACACTGCGTGGGGCTGGTTGGTCCACGTCAGGATTCTATAGAAGTCCCGCTGTTCCTGTTTTTAGCGAGAACGATGTTGTACCAGGAGCACGTTGGAAAGCCGCTTCTTCTTGTTCTTTAAGTCTTTTGCGGCGTTCTGATGCAGTCCCAAGGAACTGCTCTGCTTCAAGTTCTTGTTGGATTTTGTCAGCAGTTATGTAAGCATCTGGAGTGAGTGGTCTTTCATATATTCCAGTTAGTTTCTCAAGAGGTGCTAGTTGCTGACCGATTGTTTCAAAACCAGTAGCAGCCATAGCGCCAATCTGAGCCTCACTCAATCCTTGACCTACAAGACCTGCAGAAATCTTTCCAAATCGTGTAGCATCAAATTTGACACCTTGTTGAGCACGACGGATAGCCTCAGTAGAGAATGCTGCCGTAGCACGGTTTTGCTCAAGTGCTTCCTTGCCAATATCTGGGTTAAGGAAGAAGTCTGTAAGGTCAGCAGGAGTCTTGATGTACCCTAGTGCTTGTAAAGCATCTGTATATGCCTTGTCGGCATTAACAGCCTTAAGACGAGCGGCATTAGCACGCTCATCAAGTTCAGAAACGGATACGTTGTTCTTTACGTACTTCTTCAAAGAGTCACTGCTTAGGTATTTGCTATTGAGATTATATTTACCTACGACTTCTTTGTATCCTTCAACTGCATTGAAGAGTTCCGCAGCAGACTTAGGTACTGTAAGTCCCTCGTTAAGGTATCCGTAAGAGGCGTAGAAAGGTGATTGTGTTTTATTTCCGTTCTTAAATGTATACTCTTTAGCATCCAAGAATATAGCAATTGCATTATCATAGTCTAGTCCGTCCTTGAGTAGTCTATTCAAAAAGTCAGCAGATGAATCTACAAGACTAAGGCTGAAGCCCATGCCACGAAGTAGCGATTTAAGAACATCTACGTTTGTAGTTCGTCCAGTAGAAGTATCTGTTGTTCCACTAGTACCATTGCCTGTTAGCGTATTGCTGGTAACATTTAATCTACCAGTCATTGGATTAAACCGTGCTGCTTTTTCTGGGTCTATTGTAGCAGCATCAATCTTTCCAGTATTAGGGTCTATATTTGCACCTAGCGTGGCAGCAAGTTTAGCAGCATTTGTTTTAGCAGCAAGTAACGCTGCTGCCGCTTCTCTTTCAGCCTTCTGGGCTTCCGCTTGCGCGGGACTTAAACCAGTCTTAGGGTCAACCTTATAATATGGGTCATTAAGTAAAGGATTTGCTGCAGTGCTTGCCCTAGCAGCAAGAGCATCTTTTGCTTCTTCTGCAAGCATTGCTGCAGTAGAACCCGCAGGAACTTTTACAACAGGACGAGTTGGAGAAGCATCAAGATAATCTTCTCCATAAACAATTCGATTTGATGTGGAAGTAGGAGATGGTTTTTCTGTCAGCGCTGCATAGGTTTGCTCAAGAGATGCTAGTTGAGTTTCTCTTTCTTTTAGCATTTCTTGGGCTTTTTTTAATTGAGCCTGAAGTTGCTTCTGTGTTAAAGGTTTAGCCATTATCGCTGTAACCTACCTCTTAGTGTTTGAGCCAAGTCGATAGCCTCATTTTTCTTCCGTGAAGTGAAAGCATTGCGTGGGTCGTTATCCAGGATATTGAATTTTTCAAGGTCATTAGGCAAACGATAGTTACCTTTTTCATCCTTGAAGTTGAGCATCTGAACCATCAACGGGTCATCTTCATAAATCGTTGTTTCAAGAGCATTGCTAATATCGGTAAGCAAGCCTTGCACAATAGGTTTAGCATCTTTACCATTAGCAAGTTCTTCTGTAAGGCTCATGTATCTTGTAGAGGTAGACTTACGGACATCGTCTTTATACTGACGTATAATTTCTGCTGCTACATTTTCGTCAGCAGAACCAATTGCGTTTTTGATGACGGTACCAAGTTTATTGAAAGAAGGCACTTCGCTATAGTTGTTGTTATGAACATTTACTAAATCATCGTAGATAGCCTTGGCTGCACCACCAATGTTTTCGGCATTAAAATCACTTTCAGGGAAGTTAGCCTTAAGGAAGTCAGCCAGGAACTGTTCCTGCTCTCCAGCAGTGAAGCCTTCTGCAGCAGTAGTTGTAGTTGCAGTATAAACGCTTTCGTACTGCAAGACCCCAGCCTTGTTCTTTTTCTGTTGAAAAATAGGATTGCCGTCTTTGTCTACCTTTTGCTGGTATACGATGTTGCCTTTAGCATCCTTCTTTGGATTGCCGTTTTTGGTCAAAACTGGTTTGCTCTTGTCATAGATAGGTTTAGTTGTATCATAGACAGGCTTGAAGGTTGTTTTGCCTTCAGTTACAGTAGCGGTAGTCTGCTTCTTCATCTCAGCATTCCAAGCAGTCTCCAGTTTGGACACCAAGTCATCTGCGGGTGGAACTCCGAAAGCAGCATAGTAAGTGTCGTAAAGGGCGTTCTTAGAATCGCCCCAATCTTTGAGTTGCAGAGCCTTTTGGACCTGACGGTTAAACTGAGGGGTAGTGTCGGGTTGCTTGACTGTCTTACCGCCTGTATAGCCCATAGCAGCCGATGTGAGCCACGCAAGAGGGTCTACGGCGTTACTACCTATGGTAGCCCTGATAACGTTCTCTAAGCCCGTCATATCCTGCGGAGCGGGTATTCCTAGAGTGGTCTTAGCCGAAGATAGACCAATCTTACGCATGGTGCCCTGGAGATACTCCCAAGCATTACGAGCACCGCTACCAGCAGGAGCCTTTTGGTCTACAAGACCACGAAAGATGTTCTGAAAGGCAGCATTCTTTGCTGAACTATCTGCAGCATAAAGGAACTTAACATATGGGTCATCTACGTTGGTCCATCGGTCAGTACCTACAGTTCCACCTAATACACCACTAGCGACTTGCTGAAAGGCTGTAGGTGCGCCTGTGCTGTAACCTGCATTGTAGCCTGCGCTACGTAGGTCAGTCACCCCAGGTGAAGATGCAAACTTTTTATCTGCCACGTTATATTAACCTTCCAGTTGTCCAGCGAATACTCCGTAGTAGATACGGGAGAATGCTGGGTTTTCTAGCATAAGTGTTTCAGCAAGAGATACGAGTTTATCTCTTAAAAGTGGAGCAATACCGCTCTTGCCTTTAATCTGTGCGTAGTTAGCACCATTAAGGCTATTAAGCAAGTTCTGGAACTCCATGTACTGCGGGTAGAATGCTGATATCTGACTGTAGATTGGAGACTGAGTAAATGCTGGGTCTTCCAACGCAGCACCGATTCGGAATATCTTTTCCTGTGCAGTATTGGTTGTAACCATATCGGGTGGTGGACCACCGAACTCTTTGTCAAGTTCTGCAATCTTTTGGCGATACCAGAAGTCTGGATATCCGTTAGCAGCCTGCTCTTCAGCAATCTGTCCCTTAATCATGGCATAGATGAGACCTTCAGCCTCGTTAGCCATTTCAGTAGCAGATAGATTACGGCGAGCACCTGAACGCTTCTGCCAGTTATAGTACTTGACAGAGGCTTCTCCACCAGGGAAGAAGTACGGAACCACATCTCCAGGAGAAGTTGCAAACTTAGCAGCAGCATCTGGGTTGTTATTCAACCAAGTCCACGCATCTTCTGTACCACGTACAGCCGATGTTGTGCTTCCAAGAGCAATCAAGATGTTGTTCTTGCCATAAGTCTCAGCAAACTGACGTACGGCTGCGCCGTAATCGCCAGGGTTTGCCTTTGAAATTCTATCCCAGTGTTCATAAAGAACCGTCATTGTCATGAAGCGGTATTTGTTGTCTGGGTCTTTAATCTTTGCTAGAACCTCGTTCATAGGTGTAGCAGGTGAGATGCTCTGGAATAGAGCAGTCATCCAACCAACACTCTTAGAGAGTTGTTCTGCATCTTTGAATAATCTGTTACGAGTCTGGTCATTAGCCAAAGGATTATCGCCATACTCACCGCTAGATGCTAGGTAAGCAGCCCAGTCCTTAACGCCACGCTGTACCATCTGGTCATTTCCAAATGCATAGAGGATTGTCTTACGCATCCATGATGGAAATACGATGTCATCTGGACTATCTGGTGCTCCGAATGGAGTAACGATATCACGCATGATATCCCATGCAGGACCGAACTCATCAACTTTACCTGTCGAAGTAAAGAGAATCTGTGCTGCTGGTCCAAGACCAGGAACTAGAGGGTTAACCGCACCAAAAGCAAGGTTAAGTGACTGTACTGGCGCTGTAACCTGTAAGGCTTGTGCCATATTAAGGTTTTTACCAGCAAGCGCACCTAGTAAGTTTCCAGCAAGTGGAATCTTGAACATAGGCTCTGTGCTGCCTGGTTCACGGTAGATAAATCCTTGGTCATCATCGTATGCCATACCTGAGATGTCATAGATGACGTTAGTGCCTTCTTTGTTAGCAGCGTCATACGCCTTAGCAAAGCGATACAAAGGAATTGGGTTTCTCGTAGCCAGTTGGCTCCACTTATACATGGTATTGGTATGAGCCTGTGCGAACGGAAATACTAAACGGTATGCTTGAGCCCACTGCTTTTGACGGCTAGCATCATAGAACAAGTCTTTAACATAGTTAGATGCTTCTCTAGCAGCCATCTGATGAATGGACTGCCAGTTTGCAGTACCTGCTTCTACTTTGCCAGAAGCAACCTTCTTTAATCTGCTATCAATAACTCTAAGAACTGGGTGTTTACGACCAAGGACTTTAACCTTGTTTCCAGTACGTATATTGACAGGGTTAAGAGTTCTAAGTGCTTGGTTTCTAACATACTTAAGTTCATCTAGGCTAAGCATATCAGCGTAGCGAGCAACAAAGTCCCAGTATGCCATCTGGTATTCAGGACCAAAGTTAAACTTGCTCTCTAGGCGTGAAGATAAGTTAAAGAAGGCGTCAACCATATTGTTGATTTCCTTCTTGCCTGGAGCGCCTACAAGGCTTTCTTTCTGGAATAATACCCTTGAACCAGAGAGGTCATCTGGGCTAAAGTTATCAACCAAAGACTTCTTGAAGGCACTTTCTAGTGCAGATAACTGTGTAGAATTCAAAGGTCCATCGAACCAAGGAATACCGATTGTAACGTTTCTACCGTTATTATTACGGAATGTTACTTTACCATCAGCAAGCAAGTCCATAATTACATGTGACTTAGGACCATTGCCTGCAATAGTACGCATTTGACCAGCAAGTGTGTGCTCTTGTGCATCATCGAAGAAGAAAGTGAATATCTTCTCAGGTGATAGGTCTGCTTTAGTAATATTCTCTGCATCTACTCCAGCATCTCGCAAGAACACGTTTTTAAGACCAGGGTTACGGTCATAGATACCTAGTACATAGTTGCGGATATCGCTATTAGGCTTATCAAAGTCGTTGATTACATCATCTACGAACTTACGCTTAGCGGCTTCATCTCCAGTAAGCATGAGTTTAGCAATCTTAGGATTGAAGGCATCGCTACCCCAACGATTAAGGGTGTGTGCTAAACCTTCAAAGAAGTTCTTATCACCAGAACCAACTACTTTGTAAACCTTAAATACTTCAGAACCCTTATTGCTACGATAGTCAGATACCGAAGCACGGCGGAAAGCCCACATCTGGTAGCCACGGACAGCCTCTAAGAACTCTCCTTCAGCCTCCACATTGTTGAATGCGTTGCCACCAAGGTCAAATTGATACTTAGCAACACGTTGCGCTAACTTACCACCCTTGCCAGAGTTGGCAACCATCATAGAGATGAACTGCATTGGGTGGGTAATGATGTTAGCGTGACCAGAGAACATCTGACGCATCTGCATTTCTGCGATGTTACGGATGATATAGGATGCACGGAATACCAACTGTGCGGTACGCCAGACATCACCCATCTCTTCAGCAAGAATTCTTCCCGCTTTAGCCTTGCTACGCAAGCCATTAAGTTGATACTTATTGAGTACTTTAAGCACTTCTTTGGTATCTGGAAGGAACATAGTTCCTTGGGCTAACTGATAATAGGCTAGACCGCCATCAATTTTAATTACGTCATTACCAGCATTATAGACAAGAACTTCTCCGTTTTCAGAGAGTTTACCTACTGTATAGGTGGTATCTGCGTTCTTTTGTACAGCATTAAGTTTAATTACATCTTTAAGGTCATTGATTGTTGACTCATCAGCACCAAAACGCTTAGCAAGGTCTTCAATCAGGTCATCCATGCCATTCTGGATAATCTTTGCTCGTTCTTGCTCGCTAGTGCTAGCAAACAACTTACGAGAGATATCATCTATGTACTTTTCCTGCCCTTGCTTACCAATAACGGTTTTAATCTGAGCAGAACTTAGCCAATCCTCTACGCTATTGACGGTATTGTTCAAATCACCTAGATTGATAGCAGTAGAGCGGACAAAATAACGGCTGAACATACGGTCAAGTTGTTCTGCCTTACGGAAAGATACATACGATATTGGATTAACCAAACGAGCAACTGGATTAGCGGTAAGTGCCGCAACTTCCTTGCGTAGTGTGGCTGAACGGAATATCTTAGGGTCAGTAGCAGGGTTACCTAGGTACGACAAGAATACGCGGTAGACATCATCTGTAGTCTTTGCAGCAGTAAGTGCTGCCACCATCTCAGTATCTAGTTTCTTACCAAAGAATCTATGTACCTTTAGTGGGTCAGTTTCTTTAGCAACTACTTCTGCAATCTGAGTAAAGCGTCTTCCAAGCATGAACTGGAATGCTTTGCTGAAGTCTGTAGCAAGGTCACCATTGTAACCTGCGGTAAGACCAACATTGTTCTGAGCCCACTCACGAAGGATGCGCTTCTCAGCAATTCCTGTTTCAAGGTCAATAATCTTACGTAGACCCTTGTATTCTGGGTCATTGATAATTGCCTTGCGTAGTTCTACATCTTGGTCTACGACGTTACGGAAGATATCAATTTCTTTTAGGCGTTGTTCTGACGCTTCTTTGTTCTTGGTGAGGACTTCAAGTTCTTGGCGAGTTTTGTTGATATCCTCATCAAGCGTCTTGACAGTAGAAAGTAACTTAGCCATGTTGGGACCAAGATTAGAAGGGTCAGCAATCTCTGCAATCGCATTTCCTACCTGCGCATTCTTTGCGGCTATACGTTTAGCATTGGTAACCATAACGCCACCAGTCTCACCGTAGATAGCACGGATATTGCTAATGCCGTCAAATTGCCAAATCTTCTGTATGCCTTCTAGCGCATACTGCATAGCACGAGCAGAACCACCTGTTGCTTTAGCAGCAGCAATAGTGTTTAGGATATCTGCCAGTGTCTTAGGTTGGTCTGCAGCCGATACTGCCCATGAGAAACCTTTAAGTTCCATAGCATCGTTCTTGCTAGCCAAAGATACTTGGTCAAGCACAGCACGTACCTCAGGAGCAAGGTTGGCATCTGCCTTACCTGCTTCTAACCACTCTTCAAACCGTAAGCGGCGATTTACTTCTGCCTGCTTTTCTTTGCCAGGAAGTTTAGTGATATCTTCTGTTAGGTCAAGAAGTTTGAATGGTTCTTCTCCAGCAACAGTAACTGCGTACTCAGCATTGCCATGTGCGCCAAAAGATATTACTCCAGGCTTAGGGGCATCTCCTAGAACGATGTAGCCGTCAGTAAAACCTACAGTGTTAGCATTCTCAGCAGATAGTTTATCTATACCGCGGAGTAGTTCGCCATCATATACGCCAGGATTAGAGATAACCTCTTTGACGATGTTCTCATTGGCAAGAACCTGTTGAGCAAACTGGTCTTGAGAAAATGCTTTGTAAGAATCTTCTACAGTTATAAGCAGTTTGCTTACTGTAGGTTCTAGTGTTTCAAATCTTTGTTTTTCAAGTCTTTGTAGTTCGGTAGTCCTGCGCATCCATTTGCTGGTATTGCGCTTAGTGTACTTACCGATTAACTCTTCGCTCTCTTTAGCAAGAGTGGCAATCTCTTTATTATATTCTTCTACCTGTGCAGTAGGGCTAAATTGCTTAGCACTAGCCTTAAGCGCTGCTGCTTCTTTACCACCCTTGATAATTGCTCTAGCAGAACCTGCTCCGAACCACATAGATGGGTCAAGTGCTAGGTTTAGAGTAGCATCAACGAGACCAGACAGTACTTTGTAACCAGTTTTATCTGGATTTGACTCAATTGACTTGGCAACGAAACGACCAATGGTGAAAGATTCGCCATTAACCTTGCCATAGGCTGACATAGCCTTGGCTTGCGCCTTACCAACTCGACTTTGTGGGTCGATAAAAAAGCCATCCCCTGTTTTTACCCCGCCTTTGCCATCAATAACATCTGCAACTAGCGAACCAAAGAGTGTATTTTTTCCACCAAGGGTTGCTAAGTCTTTTGCAAAAAGTCCAAAGTCTTTTTCCTGTGCAATATCACGTGTTAATGTAGTTACTAGGTCATACGGTGCACGCAATGCAGCAAAACCTACACGAGTTGCGCCCTTAAATACATCATAAACGTTACCTAGCGTAGCATCGTAGATAGAACCGACAATTCCTTTGTCATTATTTACAGATTTTTTGATTTTTTCTACGTTGAACTGGTCTTTTTTCAACTGGGCAATACCATCAAGGGATACAACTTTGTTTATTCCAGGGGTATTGGCAGATAATCCTTGCTTCACCATAGACATAACGAGGTCTTTACTCATGCCAGGGTAGGCAGAAGTTATGTCATTGAAGTTTCTGTACATGTCAGGCGTAAGTGATGACATCTGAATCGCGATAGCACGATTACGTGCCTCGCCTTCATTAGCATACAAAGCCCGCATGGCGGGTGAAAGATTAGATTTCTGCAAATCTGCCATTAACGATTCTCTTCGTTAAACGCATTGACGATGTTAGCAAGAATGATTGAGTCAGGATTTGCCATAAACATAGCCCGTGCTAGCACTGCTGTTTGGTCAATTGCGTCAACTGGAGTCTGTTGTGCATTACGTCCACGTCCTGGACCGCCTTCAGCACCATCAGAAAGGGGCGCTTCATTGCCTTGCATAAATGCATCAGGATTTGGAATTGCTGCGGCAAGTGGATTCATGCCTGTTGCTGTTGCCTCAGGTGTATCCATTGGCGCTCCGCTAACAAGTTCTTGATTTCTCGCACGTTCACCGTATGAACCACCAGAAGCCTCTGCGATGTTACGTCCCTCGCGTTGAATCTTCTTTACGTTTCCGAGGTCATCTCTACGAGCAAACCGTCCTGGTCCTCCAGGTACATCTTGCATTGACATATTTAGTCCTCATCTTCGTCGTCTTCATATGGTTTAACTTCTGGATTCTTAGGGTCAACTATCCAATCAGGATAACTTGTCCTGTCCATAGCAAATGCTAAAGCAGTACTTTCATCCATTCCTGCTTTGCGTAACGAATCATAAACTTCTTTTGTGGCAATAGCCCAAAAATCTAATTTAGTTAAGATTGGTTCTTTGATTGTCTTAGGACGTCGTGTTGATTTCTTTACGACCTTCTTGACTGGTTTCTTCTTTGTTGCCACATTATCCCCCTAAGCCTGCCAATATGCTTGCTAAATCTGGTGCTTGTTGTGGGACCCCACCAGAAGGTTGTCCAGGAGCGACTGGGGACGGGGTAGCCTCAACTGGTCCTTGTGTGCCTGGCGGGGTCATCTCTGCCTGCGCAGGTTGCTCGGGTGTGAACACGGCAAGCGCAGCAGCCTCGATAGTGTCCCCATTGCGACGACGTTCAATAACGTCTGCAATTTTCTGAATAAGCGCAGATGGGTCTTGCCCCTGTGCAGCCATGGCAGGTATTGCTTGCGCTGTGGCTGTTACAGCAGCAGACAGATTGCTGCGCATCTTTTCGATTTCAATTCGTTGTTCTTCGAGCGATACGTTTACGCTCCATGGAAGTTCACGACGAATGAAATCCTTAGATACCAAATCGGCTCCAAGTGCCTGAAGAGAGAAAATCAAGGCTCGCGATGGGTCAAGTCCTGCCATCAAACCGTAACGTACTTCGATAGAAGTGTCACCTTTGATGTCTTTGCTTGGTTTGTACTTTAACTCGTACGGCGTACCCTGTGCGATACCCTTGACGCTCTTTTCTTTATCGAAAAGGAGTTCATCCATTTCGAAACATGTTGCGACAACATCTTCAAACACTTCGGTCAGGATTGTCTGTCCTGCCTTGATTTGAGAGTCGAATGCACCAAGCAATGCTTGTACGCCTTGACCAGTGATGATTGAAGCATCAATGGTTCCTGTACGTCCTTCAGGATAACGTGCACCCAAGCGAAGTTCGCTCTGGAGTGCAGCCTGTTCCTGAAACGCTGCTGCTGGTACATCTAGTCTAACGCGACCTACGCCTGCTGGCTGTGCTGTGCGGATAATCGCATCAGGACCCATTGGCATGTCGACGACATCTGTTGGAACAACAAGAGGAGCCTGGATAGACTTCTCTGCTGCTTCCATTGCAAGATTAGCAAAACGTGCACGTGCTAGTTGTACATACAGTACATCGTCAAATTGTCCACGTGTTTCTTCATCAAGTGAAGGACGTCGTGCTACAAAAACATTCATCTTGCCAAGAGGGTTTGCCGCGTAGTTAAGAACGAGGTTGCCTCTGTCTGGCAAGAACAATACAGTTACATTCGCATCACTATAGCGAATCATCTCGACCTTCATGCTGGTGTCTTGATTGAAACCATCGCGACCAAGCAAGATAGGTGCGTACTCTGGGTAATCTACTGCTAGTTCACCAAGAGTCTTGAAGTAACGCTTTGCGTATGCTACGCAACGACCAAATCTATCAAACTCTGGGTAACCACCCATTGGGTCTTCAACACGGATACGTGGAAGGTTAGAATCAAAATCAGGTTCTACATAGACAGGCAAGAAGCCGTATGAGAAATACCAGTCAGCACCCCAGTACATCTGTGACTGTAGGCGTGAATTGTAAACATAGTTGTTGGCAATCAAGGTGCGCTTATCAGCAAAAGCACGAGCGCGGTCATTATTGACATTGCTTGTAGCGCAGTTAAATGATGGAAGTGGTGCTAGAACCTCAGCCAAGTCGCGTGCTGCGACATCAACGAAGTTAGCCACCATGGGTTTGTCCATGCCTTCAGGGAACAAGTCAGGATAAATCTGACCCATATCACCTTTGCGTACAGCAAGGATATCCTGCATTCGTGCATCGCGGGCGCCATTGCGAATCTTGAGATTCTCAACCCGCCTTGCAATCGTTTGGATATCTAATTCCATCATAGTCCTATTCGTACACTGAGAACTCGTAGTCGTTTACGTTCATCACGTAACGCTGTTCGAGTTGTTTTCTTGTAGCCCATCTGTTTACAACGTGACTCTGGTTAAAGTTGTTACTGCCAATGATTTCCCTGGCGCGTAGTTCACAGAACCACAGAGCCATCACACAGTCGGTCTTACCCTTAGTGTCAGGCTTCCAAGTAATCAATTGTTGTATCAATGACTTAATACCCTCAGAACCATCCTGAGAAGGAAGTTCTATCAGGTTGTCATCTTGATGCACACCGTTACGTACAGTCCCAAAGAGACCAGACATAGCAGCAACACCGAAAGATGTGTCCCATTTGTTCTTACCTGTAAACTGGCTAGAGAATCTAACCCCTACTGAGGCAAGGAATGAACGCAAGTCATCATCAAGCGCATAGGCTTTCTGGTGAGCATTGATTTCAATTCGTAATTCTTGTGGTTGGTACTTCTCGACCCAGTCATTAATCAGTTCACGAATCTTGGCTGGGGTAGGTTCTGTCATATTGACAACATCAAGAATGTACCTTTGACGCGTATTGCGGTCTACTGTCATGATAACAGCAGCAGTGTTTCCTGTCATCGCAGGGTCTAGACCCATAATGGTGTACCAGGAACCGCGTTCTCTAGGATGTCCAGGGGCGCCTGGCTTTAGAGGACCACGCTTTCGCATCCTGTTGAGCGAACCTTGGACACACGCAGGGGCAAAGATAGAATCTTCTTGTACATCTTGCTGTTGGTAGACCAGTGCCCAGGCTGACGGAGAAACTTCACTCCTTCTTCGATAGAGTGCTGGTCCGTCCCATTTAGGATATAGACCGTTTTCATCAGGAAGTACCGTCTCATCCGAACCCTCCCAGGGTATATGGCTCTTTGCCCAGAGAGTAACCCAGTTGGCTGGGTCCTCATCTAGTTCTAAAACTGCGGGCATGGCAAAATAGGTGAAGGGGGTCTTACCGTTACTCCAATGTTCACCATTACGGATTTCCCTGTAAAGGTCATTAGAGGCAATACGTGTCCCCACAATAAGCAACTTACCGTTATCACCCAGACGGGTAACAACATCTCGCTGTAGCCAGAGGAGTTGCTTTTCCCACTCATGAGCGTTGGAGGTTGTCACAACGTCATCTAGGATAATCAGGTTAGAACGGGCACCAGTAATCTGACCACCAATACCTAGCGCCTGTACGGTTGGGTCCTTCTCGGTGGAGTCGCGGCTGAGGTAGATACGGTCAGCCTTCCAGGTATCTGCGTCCTCTTTCCATCCTCCAGCAGAACCGTAGACGGCTTGGAGTTTAGACCAGCGCTCGTGGCTCAGACGCTGCTTGATGGAGTAGAGATACTCCTTAGCGCGTTCTTGAGTCTTAGAGACAATCGTAATCTTGACATTCGGGTCCATCGCAATCCGATAGACGCAGTAGTTGACCGTGATGACGGTAGACTTGGCATGCTCGGGCGGGACATTAATCAGCAACCTTTTGGTGCTCGAAGGCTCATAGGTCATCGCTGGATGTAACCAAGACGGCTCACGCCCCTCAAGTACATCAATCCAGGACCTATGGTGAGGAAAGATGGGTGAGTCTAAGAACTCTGCCGAGAACTGCTCGAAACCTATCTTGTACTTGGCATCCCCTGTGACGATGCTGAGGGTGCGCTCGCCTTCTTCCCTGGCGGCTTCAAGTTCTTTGACAAACTTAGGGTCTTTCCGCCAGTCCTTCATCACGTCAGGCTTCCTGCCAGCCCTAGCCAGGGCGTCTTGTAGGTCTAACCCTTGACGGACGAAATCTAAAACCTTGGACTTTGCCTCCTTAAGTCTGGCAACATTATGATGCTCAGAGCCTGATTTGGCAGCCATATAAATCCTCCATAATAATCCCCCTTCGCTCAGCGCCTCTAGGCGCTTCGCTACCCCCTAAAGAAAAGCGAGGCAGTCCCATAGACTGCCGAGCGGGAAGGATATTCGCTTCCGTGTACCGCTCATATCCTTACATATATACTAACCCGTTCAAATACCTAAAACGAACGCTTTATAACAAAACTGTTACCTAGATTACATATAATATGGACATTACGGGCACACTCGGAGCAAATACTGGAAAAATATTATTTGCGGAGAGTGTGTACCTAGCGCCCCTGGCGCTATAAAAACTGGGGTCGCGTAGCGACACGTAGGGAAAGAGAGCGAGCGAAGCGAGCACCTTTCCGTCTTTGGTGCGAACGAGCGAAGCGAGTGAGCGCGTTTTTTGTGTCGGGATTAAAAGGGGGGCGTTTGTGTTGGGGGACTCTCTGCGCTTGAGCCTGTGGGCATGCGTACGATTATCGTACGGGGCGCGGTAAGTTGCTTTTGGATTCGATTTCTGTCATAATTCTTTCATGGTCGAGAAAGGCTCGACCTAAGAGAAAAGGAAAAGAAAATGAAAAAGAACGTCAAAGTATCAAAGGCAGTTACCTCGCTTGATGTTGTAAACCCTGACCTCAAGGCTTCGTTCGAGGCGGTCGTTAATCTTGAGGCAGAAATTTCGGTCTATGAGAAAGCGGTCTCAATGCTCAACGCTGGCTCCATCTCTGTACGCGGTCTCAAGGCTACTATTGAAGCGGCGGCAGAAAAGGGCGCGCTTCCTACCATCAAGCCTTCCACTGCTCAGTATTTCATCTTGTCCGCAAAAGTCCGCGCTCTCGCTGGCGGTAAAGAGAAGCCTCTCAAGGCGGTCCTCAACGCTACAATTCAAGCCAAGCGCGCTTTCAAGTCTGACGCTGAAGCCTTCATTAACGCTTCCAAGTCTTTCGCGGAATTGGTGAACGCCACGCCTAAGCAGGGCGAAAAGGCGAAAGCCGATAAGGCGTCTGTCGCTGATTTCAAGGCGGTCCTCGCTCACGCTGACGGCGTGGTGGCTCTCGCTCTAAAGTCTCTCCGCGATTTGTCGGGAGATGAAGCGGTAATCACTAACGTCGAGAACGGAAAGGCTCTGATTCGCGCCATTGAAATCGCTATGGCGGTTTCACGTCACCCAAGCGTGAAAGCCAAAGTTAGCGCCTAAGCCCTAACGCCTAAGCCCTCGACCTCGAAAGGGGTCGGGGGTTTTGGCATGTCTGGACATGTACGATTTTCGTACGCGCCGAAAAATTTGTGTTGGAAAAGATTTGTGTCGGAGACTCCTTTGGTTTGTGTTGGAGAGGAAAGTTTGTGTCGAGACTAAGCGAGTTTGTGTCGGGCTCGGCTCGCCACCAATAGCCGTTTTGTTCGCCTATCGCACCCCCCTAGCCGTTTGACTTAGGAGCCCAGATACGGGATAATAATGCTACCGCAGGTCTGACCTGCGTAGGCTAGTGCTGCGTCTTTATACCTTTTCGGCGTAGCACTAGCCGCTTGTACGATAATCGTACATAGCCCACCACTATCAGAAAGGAACACCATGTACCTACAACCACTAGACGTTGTTGCTGTAACTATCGCTCTAGTCGCTGCTGTCGCGCTCATCATCACGAGCGCATCTGCTAATGCTCGCCTCACGCGTGAGAACACAGCACTTCGTTCCAAAGTATCCGCGCTTCGTAACCATGTACGATAATCGTACAGACAGGAACAACCATGACGACCACCACGCCTAGTTGGGGCATTATCGGACAGGGCTTCTGTCCTCGCTGTAATGACCCTGCTGTGCTGATGACACACTCACTCAGTCGTATCCACGTTCCAGATTACAACTGGAACCAAGATGAAGATGTGATGTGCTTTGCGTGCCATCACCAATGTCTAAACATGCTTGACAGATATACCCAACCACGCAACGAGGAAGGCTTCCGTGAAGGACGCAGTCCTTACGCTGAGGCTATCGGTGAACTCATGCTTTATTCGCCTAACCAAAGCGCAGACTTCGTGGATTACTATGAGTCATTGAAACTCTGCTCTTGCTGTGGTGACCACTTGCTATCTGATGAAGTGGTAGGCAACAGAGATAGATACAGAACTGTTGATGCCCAGTCCGCTAGAACCAATGCTGACGGCAGTACGATTATCGTACAGATACATCAACACTGCTCTATCACTCCTTCTTGCTGTGGAGTAACCTACGTTGGCGGTTGGGGTTCCAGTTACCATACAACCGAGATGACTCGCTTCGAGGGCGACCTCAAGTGCTTCGACTGTGTAACTCGCATACTCAAAGAAAGGAACCACACTCTTGCTTACAGTTACTTCCAGTGTAGCCACTGCGAAAGTCATGAACTCCTTGATGACGATACCCACTATCGCTTCAGACACGCCTCATACTGCCGCACTTGTTATGAGGATAATGTCAATACGTGCGACGACTGTGGAGAAATGTATTGGTACGAGCGAGGACATGACTGCTCATACGACTCAGACACGAGTTATGAACTTATCCATGACTATTCGTACAAGCCACGTCCATTCTTCTTCGGCAAGCAGGACAACCCTGACGAGCGACTCTTCTTCGGAATTGAACTCGAAGTTGAGGCGAGCGGAGGAAATATTGACGAGACTTCTCACTTAGTTCAGGAGGCTCTCGGTGAGCGCGTCTATCTCAAAGAGGACGGCTCTCTTAATCATGGCTTCGAGATAGTGACTCACCCACACTCACTCCAGTCTTTCCAGTTGGAGTTCGAGTGGCAGTCATTCGCTCGTTTCCGTAGGGCAGGCTTGCGCTCGTGGGATACAGATACCTGCGGCTTACACGTTCACGTTTCCCGTGATGCTTTCGGTGAGCCGTACGATTATCGTACAACAAGACGTAACTTCATCAGTTCACGTCAGTCACATGAACTTCGGTTCATCAAACTTATCTATGACAACCAACGGCAGGTCGAACGGCTTGCTGGTAGGTCCAGTCCTAGTTATGCCAACTTCGCGGACAAGAACCACCTTGTCCGTAAAGTAAAATACAACGCCACCGAAGGTGGTCGTCACGCTGCTGTCAATACCGACAACGACAACACGTTAGAGGTTCGTGTGTTCAAGGGTTCACTTATACCTGAGCGCGTACTTGCCTGTATCGAGTTCGTCCACGCTGGCGTTGAATACACTCGCAACCTGCGAGTTGTAGGCTCTAAGGCTATGGTGCGTACAGTAGACGGCAAGATGCGTTCTACTGCTCTGTCATGGCTCGCCTTTGCTGGCTACGTTCATCAGAACGTAGACACTTATCCACACTTGACCGCACTCATGGTCAAGACATTCGAGAATGATTACTCGGTCGAGTAGTCGTACGATTATCGTACAGAAAGGTTCTATCCCATGTGTATGCTCTGCGTAGTACCGCCGAACGTCATTCCTTCTCGTGACAAGTTGGAAAACTCGGCTCTCAATAATCCTCATGGCTTCGGCTATGCTATCGCTGTTCCCAAAGAGCGGCGTATCCACACCTTTACCACAATGAACGCTGATGAGTGTATCAACAAGTTCATTGAGGATAGGGCTAAGTATCTAGACGGCTATGCCATATGGCACGCTCGCTACGCCACTCACGGCTCTAACACAGTTGATAACTGCCACCCTTTCAGGGTGGGAGATGATGAGCAGACGTATCTAGCACACAACGGCATACTGTCCGTGCTGGAAAGCAAGGGCGAGATGCGTAGTGACACACGCATATTCGCAGAGGACATCATGCCTGCTATCGGCGGTGTCGCTTCTCTCGATAATCCGCAGGTATGGAACATGCTTGAGGACTTCACAACAGGTTCTAAAGTTGCGTTCCTTACTGTCAATCCCAAAGCAGAACATCAACTCTATCTTCTCCATGAGGAAAAGGGTGGGTTTGACTCAACAGGCGTGTGGTGGTCTAACACCACCTACGAACTGGAGAGTTGGTATTCTCGCTTTGGTGCTACCTCATACGCCACGCATGCTCTCTCATCACTCACCAAAGAGGAATATGACGCTGGCGAATGGTTGGAGTGCGGTATCTGTGACAATGTCACGGATTATTGGGTCGCTATGAAGAACAATGCTGACTCATTCTGCGTTACATGCGGCTCGTGTTACATGTGTAGTATGTATAAGACCAACTGCTTATGCTATCAAGCAGAAACCAAGCCGTACGATAATCGTACAGGCTACGACATACCTGCTTGGGGGTGGTGAGCATGATAAAGGGTATGATGGTTAGTGGCTTTGTAGTTCGTGCTGTCAAGCATGTTGAACACGAGCCACTCTCCTATGGACTGTTTCCAACTGTGGAAGCAGCAGAAGCATGGGCAGAAAAGATGATATTGCCTAATGTCATCGAGCCTGTCTATACACCTGCGTACAATCGTGGGTAAGTGGAAACCTGTACCACCGACTCCTTACTACCTTAGTAAGCGAGCCGAGATGTTTTCTGCTAGTGCATCCAAAGCATTAGCAGAGGGCAGAGTGACAGACCACTCTGCTCTGATGCTCAAAGCCATTGAGTATCGCAACCTAGCGGGACAACTACCGCTAGAGAAAGAAGCCAATGACAACAATATACAAACAGCGTGAGTGCTATAAGTGTGGTGTGGGTTTAGTTGTACCGCATTACGACGATAGCACTTATGCGTATTGCCAACCATGCGCTTTCTCCAAGATAGGGGAGCCGTACGATAATCGTACAGAACGGAGTGATGATGATAGATAATCACTTTCCTGTCCTATCAGAGAAGCCGTCATGCGCGGACTATCCTGCTGAGTGGTGGTTCCCAGATGAGCCACGCGGAAACAATAAGCGCTGGTCGCGTACCCCTGACGCGATGAAGGCTCGTAGTATCTGCGAGGCTTGTCCTGCTCTAATGGAGTGTAGGAACTATGCTCTTGCGTATTCTGGTCTTTCTGGAATATGGGGTGGTCTTGACCACATAGAGCGTCAGAAACTACAAGAGAAGTTAGGCATTACGCCTATCTTCATGATGAACACTTATGACAATACTGTGTTCGCAATACAGAAAGGAACAGATGAACGAGGATAGCGATAACTACTTCATTGAGTCCGTTAGTGAGCAGTTAGCACTTATCCTATGGACTTCCCTTTCGACCCTAATCGCCGTAGGCATGGTGCTTGCGGTGGCTCTCTAGTGTACGATAATCGTACAGAAAGTAATAAAGTGGACCCTAAATACAAAAATATAACTGTCCAACTAACAGGACAAGACGGCAACGCTTTTGCTATCATGGCAAAGGTATCGGGCGCTCTCCGAAAGGAGAGTGTTCCCGAAAGCGAGGTAGAACAATACCTCTCTGAGTCAATGGAAGGTGACTACGACAACCTTCTGAGGACTGCTATGAACTGGGTTAATGTAGAATAACCCAACTGTACGATAATCGTACACTAAGCCCTTACCGCTTCGGCGGTAGGGGCTTTTTTATTGTCCTGACACTCGCACCCTTTACAGAACTCATGGAGTTCGTTAGCGAGGTTCACATGCCCAAGTTCGCGCTTGTGCGCTTCCCAGCGGCACGAGCCGCAAAGGTTTGTGTTGGGCATATCGACAGACATAGCCGTTCTACTTAGTCTCCTCCGCAGGGGACTCGTCTTCTGCAAAAACTATCGTGTCATTAAATGAATCAATAATACTCTTAAAGAGTTGAGGAACCATCTGATGAACTTCGTTCCAGGAACGCACCTGTGCTGTTAGAACACTAGCAGCAAAAAGCGCATCTTCAATAAGTTCAGTCTCTTCTTCAGTTAGAGGGTTAGTCCAACTCTTGGAGTCCACCTTCTTCCGTAGGTTCTCCAATGCTGTCAATACTCTCTCCGATGTGATTGGCGGCTTCATCTTCTGTGTAGTCCCGCTCTCTGCGGGGCTTAGACCCGCCTAATATGTTAAGCAAACTGTTAATTGCTCTGTTGACTCTCATTCTAGCAGCATCATCAGATATCTGGAGTTCTGATGCTACATCTGAGTTCTCCATGCCATCACCGAATCGCAGATACAGAATGTTGTATTGTTCATCAGGTAACTTCTTCATGGCTTTGTCAATGTCACTCATCATCGCAAACCAATTACCGCCTTCACTAGCCACCTTCTTGGTGGCAGTAAATCCTAAATCAACCATAGAAGGAGCAGAAGAATCGCCCCTAAGAACAGCAGGGATAAGGATTTCCAATACCTGACGGTCATAGTAATAGTTATCTTCAACACGATAACCAACAATGCGAGCCTTCTCTTTTTGGCAGTAATCCTTTGCTGCATTCCTAAGAGACCTGCTAATAAGTTTAGTTGTTTCTTTGCCATCTAAACTTTCCCACGCTTTCAACTTCTTGGGGTGGGTCAGAAACCATAGCCATAACTCTTGGCGTATGTCTGCTGATTCCACCATGTGGAACTTACGGGAGAACTCATAAGCGATAGCGCCTACAAGTCCTTCGTATTGTTCTATTACCATGCGTACGTCTTACCCTCCACAGTGAATGACCTACCGATAATTGGAACAGTCACAGGGGTAACGTTACTGCGACGGATGTACAGAATGGCAAAGCCTTGCTGCCAGTTAGCAGCACCCGTGGATAGGTAGTCTGCTTTGTTCAAATCCATCAAGTGCCCGACTTCAACTCCAAAGAGTCTTGAACTAATCCGCCCATTGTATCCGACGTGGTAATGTTGGATACCTTGGCGGTGGGTGTGTCCACATACGACAGATAATCCGATACGTCTCGCAAGGTTAAGCGCAGTTCCTCCCGAAGTTTGTAGAAGGCTTCCTTCGTCTCCGTGTGCAAGAGCCCATCCTGGGGCAAACTGCCAGATTTTATCGTGATACGTAATATCGAGTTCACGGTATCGGAGCAGTTCCTCATACTCCAAAGCGCGGAGGCTAGCAAGTGCAGGGGCATACTTTGATATGTAGTGGTCGATTCTGTCGCCATGATTACTCCTCATAGTGTGGAATGGCTTGTCCCCAAGAACGTCCTTGAAGCCTTCCATAATGTCAGATGTTTTATCTAATCCTGATTGTAAAGTCTTGGCGTACTCGCCTGCTCTACCTTTGTTCCAGCGAGATGGTTCAGGGCTATCAGCCTCATCACCTACGCAGTACAGTTCATCAGGTTCAAAATCATATACGAAATCCTGAAGTGCTGTGATGGCTCTGGCATCATGGCTGGGAGCCTGTATATCAGAAAGTACTACTACCCGCTTTACTTTCGATTTCTTTTTGCTCACGCTTTCTTCTTTCGTTTCTTGGCAGGCTTCTTCTTGGCTCTGCGCTTGTTCTCCATAGCCACGTTGTCAGACTTAGAAACAACACGAAGATTAGACTTGCGGTCATCACCAGCACGTCCCTTGTTGTTCTTATGGTCTACTTCTTTATGGCGAGGAAGATTCTCTCCAGTGCTGTCTTCGTAATCAACACGGGCTTTGTTAGAAGAAGTAGTAACAACTTCCCCATTCTTCTTGCGACGTTTGAAAACATAGATAGGTCTACCACCGTTCTGCTTACTGCCTTTGTAAGGTCCAAAGCGTTTAATCATTGTCCCATTGTCCTCTCAGCACTAGCAATCCTATGATTGCGTAGTTAGCCATGTCTATGAACGAATCTTCTAAAGGCTCGTTCTCAGGTTCCTTGTTGTTATCTATTAAGTTGTTTATCCGAGCAAGTTTATCATGCATACGCACACGCAAGCCGTTCAAAGGACCGCCAGGACTTTCGGAAATGTTCTTGGGTCCGTAGTCGTTATGCTTCTTTATGAGAAGTTCAGCGAGCGAGTCGTAGGTGTACCACACGACCAAATCAAACTTGCTTGGCTCGTCATCATTTAGTTCCATTGTCATTAAGGAACCTTTCTAGTTGGTCAAACATATTCTGTGTACCAGTGATTACTTCAGCCTCTTCCACGAACTCCTCAAAGTCTTCACCACTAGCGTTAATCATCATGAGTGTGACACTCTGAGTCAAGCCGTAGGCTTCTTCCCAGTCCTTATCTAAGATGTAGTTGGTAAGTTCACCCAAGAAGGTAAAGAGATTGAAGTTATAGCGTGGGTTGAGTTTAACCATCCAGTCATACTCCACACCGAAATGGTCCATATACTCAAATAGATTACCTGTCTTGAAGTTATCCTTCTTGCAGGCAAATGTGCCATCGTCTTCAGGTAATAACATTATTGAGCACCCGCTATCTTTTCTTTGAAGTAGTCTGAACCGTGAACTCTATAAAGGGAGTTGACATCTTCGCCTTCGGGTGCTTGGATAATAACAAGATTAGACAACTCTCGGGAAAGGGACTTGCCGAACTCAGAGCCCGCATTATCTCCATCTGCGAAGAGGAAAACCTTATCGAAGTCAGCCAAGAGCCGAGTGTAATGTTTCTTCCAATTATTAACGCCAGGGACACCAACCGCTGGTATGTTGCATACCATGTCCAAGGTGATGGTATCGATTTCACCTTCACAAATGCAAATGTATGACGATGCACGGAAAAACGCTCCCACGTTATACAAGTGTGTCGTAGCCCCAGCCAAGCCCATGTATCGTGGCTCTTCGTGTCCGAGACTTCTGAATCGAATGTCAACCACACCTGACTTTGTAAGGTACGGGATAGCGAGCCGATTCGTATACGCTTCATGACCAGTTAGCGGGTCTAAGACGACGCCCAAGCGTGCCTTCTCCGCTGCTTCCATTGTGATTCCCCGTTCTGCGAGGTAATCCTCCGCTTCGTGCAGAGCGCTGTGGTAATACTTTGCCGCTCTCATCAAAGATTCTTTTTGCGATGTTGACTGCTTCACGAAACTCCACTCCTTCTTTAGCCATAATTATAGCATACGCATCACCTTTTATCTGACATGCAAAGCAACAGAAAGCATTCTCATCTCTTGTCGCTGAGGCACTGTTGTGCCTATCGTCATGGAAGGGACACTTCATTGAGAACCACCCATGTCGAGTCGGTACTCGGGCGCCGTAGTGCTCTAAAACTACTGATATATCAGGCTTTTCCATCGATTGCCTTTCGTAAGAGTTCTACCCACACTGACACTGGAAGCGTAGCATACCAGTCAGCAGGGTTGCCTTTACCCTTACGTTTATGAATGACAACTCCCGTCCATGCTTTGGAGTTTTTAGTTTCAACTTCTAATTCTGCTAGCCAACCAGCCAAATCTAACTTGGCATGGTTCTTGATTTCAATACAGACACCATTGATGCCTGAGATATCACCTTTATCTAAAGTGGCTCCCGCAAGCCGTCTTTCTGCGTACGGGAACCACTCTTGTAGATATTTAACTACGTCTCGTTCTGCTTGCGAACCCTTAATCTTGGACTTGCTTGACATTAGTACCAGCCGTTCCTTTGCCAAAAAGCCCACGCCTTTGAGGGCGTGTCGTAACGGTGGACAATGTATTTAATCCCCATATTCACTTGGTATTCAATTGTTGAGCCTTGAGGTGTACCCAATACTTGGGCAATACCATAGGCAGATGAGTGAGGGTTCTTGGCTTTCCAGTTCCAAGCAGACTCCTTACCCCATAACTTCGCTAACGCTGACCATTCACGGTTAGGATTGCGAAACATCTTATTCACTTTTTCTTTTGCATATGTCCTTGCATACAATACTGGACTTGCCATAACGGCTTCTCTGTCAGAAATTTTTCTGACCAAAGACTCCGTATGAGTAGTCTTGATGAGCCACGCACCCACACCGTGGGGCATAGTTGCCACAAATATTGCAATCGCGGACATTATTGTTACTGTTGTCAGTTTCATCTTTACTCCTCAATGGGTGCGGTTGCCTGTGTTCCACAGTCAGCACACTCCATATCTAGAAAATACATCCCAATGGTGTTGTCTTCTGCGAAGACTACCTTGAGATTCCATACGAAACTCCCACAGATGCACACCGTAGTTGGATTACCACGGATATCCATCGCCTTGTCATAACTCGGTTTGAGTTCTGAGATTGGTCTGGACATTAGGACCTATCTGGGATATCTGATACGTCCATGACTTCAGGGTTGAATTGCAACCAATGAGCCGTACCCCCTGAAGGGTCTGCTTTGCCATATCGGTTCTTTACGGGCGCGACGGCTATATATCCTGGCGCGTCGGAACCTACCGTGCAAATCAGCGCTGGCAACTGTGCCACCATGCCCTGCAAAGCAGAACGTGGTTGACACGGAGTACCAGCATACGACTCTTTGGTGTGATGTAGTACGAGAATAGCAGAGTTCGTATCTCTTGCGAGATATTTCAACTCTTTGATTGTGGAACGCATGCCCGCAAACTCTTCTCCCCCATCGTTGGAGATGTCCATTAAGTTGTCTACAACGATAAGAGTTGGAGCACAGCCCCACAACTCTTCAAAGGCTAGCACCTCTTGGTCCAAATCAGCCAGCGTTGGTGCTGACTCAAAAGACCAAAAGACATGCCCTGAAGAATCATTGATGATTTTCCGTGACTCTTCGACTTTATCAGAGAGCATAACTTCTGCCTCTGTTTGAGTCTTGCCAGTAATCATGGAAAGTAGGCGCATAGCCATAGTATGCGCGTTTGTGTCGGCACTTACATACAACGTCGGTACTTTGGTACGCAACGCTATCGCAAGTGCAAGTGTCGACTTACCAGCACCAGGGGTACCAGCAATCATCGACACTTCCGACCTGCGAAAGATTATCTTGTTGTTGTCAAGCGTACGAAACACCGAGGGTAGTGGTTCACCACCGATGTCCGCGCTACCAACAGCACGGGCAAGGGTTCTCATGTTTTAGAATGTGCTCCATTCAGGCTCATTCCTGCGAAGGAATATCGCATCACATTGGTCAGGTGTTCCCTTTGGAGTAGGGCACATATAACCCTTCCAAGGACCCTTAGCACTAGAACCTTGACGCTTGGTCATAGGACCATGCTTGCAACTACGTCCTGTCGGAGCAGTTGATGGTGTTGATGTTTGTGGTACAGGTGATACAGGTGTTGCGTTAGGGAACTGTGCTCCCACGTTAGCAACTGCCTGCTCAAATGATGGTGCTCCTTCGATAGAAGTAGCCATCGTAGTTAGTATTGATTCAGCACCTTCAGGACCAAGCACATCTGAAAGATGTGTCTTGAAGGAAGCAAAGTCATCTCCTGCGATGACAAAGATTCTTCCATCAGGCAACTTGCTGCTTACTTGGAAAGTGGCGTTAGCCATTATTCGTATCCTTTCGATTTATTTCCATTCATCCATTTGCAATAGGATAGCACACCGCAACGACCGCAAGAGTTCATGTTTGGCAGGAACGTCTCAGTCTTTCGCATTTTATCAAAGCCAGTCAAGATTTCTTCTACTCGCTCTGGTTGTAAATGTTCTAAATCCCACAAGGAGATACTACCAGTACGTGCATCCCAGAAGCCTGCCTTGTCGACAGTGAGACCCTGTTTGGAAAGAGCCCAACCGTAAACTGCCAACTGCAGAGGGTGCTTCTGAGATGACGCACCAGTTTTGATATCGACGAGGACCCTATTCCCGTCGTAATCAGTCAGCACACGGTCAATGGCTAGTTTCACCGTAGTGCTTCCTACAGAAATCTCGTATTGCTTCTCAATAAAATCTTCGTATACTGACCAGCCACGGTCAGGAGCCATGAACTGAGTCCAACGCTCAAACATCCATAGACCTTCGCCATACCACCATGACATATCTTCACGAGAGCGGAACTCCCATGTGTTCATGTCACCGTGTAGTGCTTCGTCTTCTTTAACCTGATTGAACCAGACTTTATTCCACAGTTCATCAATGTTGTTAGTGTCACCAAGTTCACCCTTGTCAAAGAGTTCTGTGGCTTTGTGGACAGCAGAACCACCTGTAAACCATACAGCGTGCTTCTCAGGAACTTCTTTTAGTTTAGTTAAGTAATACTTCCAACCACACTCTAACCAAGTGTTGAAAGAAGAATAGGATATATGTTTAGGTAATTCGCTCATTCCCAAACTGTATCACAGTTGGGACAATCTTCGCAGTCTAAATCGCACTCTTCCCAGCCCAGCCACTGCCCTTGAAGTGAATCGGATTTGCCGAAAATACTTTGAATAAAACGTTGCCACAATGACCGCAATTGATTTCTCCTTCGTGGTTTAACGGAAGATTAATTTCTTGTGTATCGCCGCATGAGCGGCATTCGTAATCGTATGTTGGCATGGTTACCTTCCTATATGCCTGAACCCCAGATTCTAAGAAATGCCCCCCCTACCCCCCCCCAAAAAATTGAGGTGGCAAGGGGGCTGGGTCTGGCTTATGCCGTCACCCCGTCATCTGAAGTTTCTGCCCCACGGTTTCCCGTGAGAAAACTGTACCACATATAAACAAAAAAAGACCCCCCAACCAAAAGTCAACGTGTGTAAATTGACTTTGAGTTGAGGGGTTTTTAGCCTCAGGGGTATATCTCTATACCCCCAAGAACTGAAAGTGTCTCAAATCGCCTTAAAACCCCCTTAAAAGGGGTATTCTAGGACTAGTTTGAGCCGCGTCCAAACTCGGCTGCTGAAGGGTCAAGCCACTTCAATACTGGACCGAGGAAGCCCGTTAGGGCTGCTGTAGCAAGAACCTTAAGGTCGGTCTGACCAGCAAGGTAAAGAGCGACAGCGGAAGCCGCTGAAGCGCGGAACCAAGTAAGTGCTACTTGTTTGAATTGCTCCACTAGATTGCCTTTCGTTTAGGTTTATGGACAGGGCAGCACGTGCATACTGCCACTGGGGTAGAGGGTACCACTTTTTTCTTAGGCTGGGGTTGAAGGGCAGCCAATACCTGATTCACAACTTTAGGCTGGTTTAGCCACCAGAACCAAGGGCTAGTGTCATTAGCGAAATCAGGGCGAATAGAACAATGAAGGTGCTTATTGTGAGGGTTACTACCCACGTACTTTCTGTTACCTTGTTTAGCCTTTTCACGAGACCATATCTTGCCTTGGAAAATGAGATACGAGACACGCTCATCCTCCTTTAGTTTTTCAAATATAACGGCACAGTCGACCCCATTGGCAGGGTCGTGGGTCAAATCAACAGCAAGACCCGTGTTGTGGTCTGAATTCGGACTGGCTTTCTGATGCGCCAACGATGGCAATAATCCGTCGGACAGTTTCTTGCGCTTCGGAAACAATGCTGTCGCTTGACGAAGCACAGCAATAGCAGCAGGACTCGCGACCTTGACTACAGGTTTCATTCATTTCCTCAATACTTCTTTGACTAAATCGGTGAGTAGGTCTACTTTTTCTTCAAGGTTATTCACCTTGTCTTTGAGACTTGACCCGCCATTGGGCTTAAGTTCTGACAGATAATGTTTAGTTAAATGCTTCACTCCCATAGCAAGTGCCGTGACGAGAGTGGTGACGGATACGGCTAATCCAGCCCAATCAGCAGGTGACATGTTATACGGTCCTTAAGGTAACTTCAATGATTCCACCGAAGCCAGAAAACCTTTTATCGGGTGGAGTCAGACGGGTAAATGAAAGTTGTTCAATCGTAACCTGGCGAGCCTCACCAGTTGAGGTGGTAAGGTCTTGCCATTGGAGCACGTCACCATTGGCTTCAGCATTTTCCAATGCACGAAGGCGGTCAAGCGCTCGACCCTCATATCCTGTGACTACATTGAACCTATCGGTTTCAACATCGTAACAGAACACGGGAAACTTCAATACTCGCTGACGTGGTGTAGCGATAGTGGCTTTGACTTGGTATCCCTTGAAAGTAGGACCAAGGGAGGAAGTAGTGCCATCACGGTACAAGGTAAACTTGTAGGCTACAAACTCTTGAGCATTCTCAGGCTGGGTTGTAGACACTTCTTGTGACGGAATAGACGAATCATATGAGATGTGGTCATACTCTGTACCATCTTCTGTCACAGTAGCAACTGTCATAGAGCCATAAGTAAACTGACCTCTACCAATAATGCGGCGGAAGTTCTTAGGTTCTAGAGTGTTGTAGCGAATGTTTCCTGTTTCAATGTATCCGTTAGTCACCAGAGTGCTGGCATCTTCGAGGTAGGTATAACCTAGGTTAGTAGCAAATGCGATACGGTTGGTATTACCAATGAAAGAGCAAGCAGTGGTTTTCTTTCCAGATACTCCAGCATAATAGACATCATTGGCATAAGCAAAGCGTAATGGTTCGATTTCAGAACCAAGGTCAATACGGGTTAGACCAGGTTCTCCATCAACACTTGTAGTTGCCCAAATAAATTTATCGCGAGCAGCAAAAGCATATACAGGTTGGCTAGTTTCTACAATAAGCGGACCATACTTCAAAGAGCCATCTTGGTCTGATACGGCAGCAACACGGATACCTTTGTTGGTTCCGATAATTATGTAGCCGAGATAGTAATGGATTGCGTGGCAGATTTCTCCAGTAGGTAACTCTGCTGCGGTAATAGCCGATGCAAGGCTAGGCATAGCGCCAGAGGTGTTAAGAGTGTACTTCTCAATCGTAGATTGAATACCATTGTAACCAGCAAGGTAGATGGCAGGACCAGAAGATGTGATGCTGCTATAAACGTGTGTAGTAGATGGATTGGTGTAGACTGCAGTAGGCATAGAACTTGCCGTAGGAGCAAACTCATACACTTTGTTGTCAGCCGCCATAACGATACGATTCTTGACGTATTCCATAACTGCATTGGAGACAGTTCCAATTTCATCAAACATAGCAGTATTGGAGGTAGACGAGTTTCCAGTCAAGGCTTTCTTGTATACGGTTTTCTTAGTTGCTGTATTAGTAATCCAGTAAGCATTAACACCATCGTCGCAGATAGCAAATACCTTAGAATCGGTACCAGAGTTATAGTCAATAAAGTGAGTTTCGTTGCCGTTGCTATCAATCTTGTCTACATCATATTCATCGTGTAGCAAAACGCCTTCATAGGTAGACCATTGAATAGCACGTAGGTGTTGTTGGGTAACACCACTAGAGTCAATGTCGCCTGTAGTTTGATGGGTTTGAGTACAGTTCTTAAGAAGAGTTACTTGTCCCTTGGTCCATACATTGACACCCTTAGAGTCATGGAATCTGTAAAGTACAGTTTCTCCAGCAGATGGGTCATAGAACTTGATTCCAGAACCATTATGGAAAGATGATTGGCTTCGCAGCCACCATCCAGTCAGAGATTGTTCTCCTGGCTCACTGCCATTATCAAACTGTTCCTTACGGAACGGTGCTGTCTGGCGGATATAAGGACGGCTATCAGAGATAGCATAGAAGAACGGCAGACCGCCAACGGCTGTATCGTACGATACGGTTGTGTTTTCCCAAACTGCTGAAGATGAAACGATACCTAAGTCAACTGCAATAGACCGCGTAGAGCGACCTTCGGTAATATCACGACCTGCCATTGTTCTCCTTTAGTAAGAATCCAATATCTTCAATAACGTCAATATGGTCATCTACGCTTCTTCTGATTGGGAAGATAAAGTCCACCACTTGTTTTTCCAGTCTGTTCTTCTCTTGCTTTTTCTTTCAAATGTTCCATTGACCAGTACAGCGCATAGTACCCAAAGTCAAGACTAAATCTCTTCATGTGTTTGACCAAGGCACCAGTATGTGCTTTTAGTTGTATGCCAGCCTGTTTCATCTTGCGGAAGAAGATAATATCTTCACCCACGAATTCATCATCTGCACCACTGCCGTGTTGTTCAGCAAAGAACGACTTAGTTGGTAGTTTCTCTCTCATCTTTTCAACCACACTGCGGTGCATCAAGAAGAGTCCAAAACCAGCCAAGTCACAGTCAACTAGTTCCATCTCTGGAAGCGGATGTAGATACTGAATCTTATTCTCACCCAAGTCCATAAACACACAAGGGAACGGACGCATCGTGGTTCCCTCAGGTTCTTTGGAGATAAAGTAGACGCCGCTTACAGCAGGTGCCGTCTCAGCATCCGCTGCGTGCCACAATAGGTACAAAGCGTCTATGGTCAGCACTATGTCTGAATCAACCCAGAGAAGCCAATCAGACATGTTGTTGTCATACCAATGGTCAAGTAACCGTTGACGTTGTCTGCTAATTTGATTACCAGATACGCGTACAGTTTTGTCTATCTTCATGCCATTGGCTGGCGCAGCCAGGGTTACGGCTAGCAACCCTTCGGTAAACTTGCCGTCAGTTGTGCCATTGTCACACCAGCCGATTGCTACAGTTTCATTCTTTTGAATCATTGTCCCCTTGCTTTCTTTACTTGCCTAGTGCTGCGATTTCTTCTGCGGTTAGACCGAGTGCTGCAAGTTTGGCTTCGGCTGCAGCCTTGGCTGCTGCCTTTGCTTCCTCTGCTGCGATGCGTTCTGCTTCTGCTACAGCGAAGGCTGCTGCATCTGCTTCTGCCTGTGCGATTTCTTCAGCAGTAAGTTCCACCTCAGTGGTGACTCCTGTTGAGCAATCTACTACGAGTTTTGTTGGCATTGTTTTCTCCTTATGAGTTTTTGATTCCGTATAAAGTTGCTGTTGTATGTTCAACAAATTTATTTGCTGACCCTACATTCACTGCATATAAAGTTATACTAGTAATTGCAGAAGTGTCAGCCCAAATAGATGAACTTAATGAAAGCATATAAGTAGAAGATGTGTTATTTTCTGTTACACCATCAACAGATAATGATTTATTTTGTGAACCAGTATAATTAGGAATGTAAAATTCAGTATTACCAAATGTATTAGAAGTTGAACTTGCTCCATTCATTAATGCTACTAAACCCGTACTTATAGGACCATCTAGAACAGAATTAACAACATTACCATCGTATCCATAAGTCCAACGATAAGAGTACCCAGAAGCAGATGAATTAAATCTCCATCTGAAATAAGAACGACCCTGACCTGATTCATCCGTTCTTCCCGAAATTCTTATTACTAAATCAGTATAGGTTTGCGGAATAGAGGTAAACTCAATAGTACTTGCGCCGCCACTACCTACTGTTACAGTTGATATCTTTTTATAAGTTGCCATAATATCTCCTTATGCAGCGGCAATGCCGTATAGTGAAAAAGTTGAGCCTGAAGAAATAGTACCAGTATTTAGAACAAAACTTACAGAAGTAATTGCATTAGTGTTACGCCATATACCAACAGTAGCATCTGTTCCATTGCTACTATTATTTGCTCTGCCTAAATAACTTTTATAAGTAGTTGAGTTTGAATAGTTCATAATATGAACTACTTGATTTACTATTCGTGTTGTTTCTAAATATCCATAATAGTTTATCTGCCCATAAGTAGCGTTGCTATATCTAAAAGAACCAGCAGCACTACCATCTCCAGCAAGAATTGTTGAAGAATAATTTGACCCTGAGTCAGAATTAAACCTCAATCCAGTATTTGCTAAAGTTGAAGCAGCAGCATTGATGACTAGAACTAAGTCTGTATATCCACTTCCAATGCTAGAAAAGGTAACACTAGAAGCAGATGTAGTAAGAGTTGTTGTTGCAATCGGTTCATATGTAATTGCCATAGTTATGCCTTAATTCCGTATAGGGCGAAGTGGGAGTATTGTTGAAATGTTGAAGTATTTGGTGCAATTTTTATGCTGGTGATGGCGGAAGTGCTTTGCCATAAACCGCTGTTGAGTTGCAATCCACCCGAACCATTAGCGTCGTAACCCGATAGCATACGCAAGGTCTTATATTTATTGGCATTTGCATAATCTAAAACATCTATAACTCCAGCACCGAATGTGTCGGCGGTTGCCGAAAATCCGTTTGAATAAGCGCCATACATAAAAGCAGCGGATGAACCCGCATTAGCTGTTACCGAACTTCCGTTGCCTTGTATTTCGTGCCAAGCATAATTTGTTCCATTATCGGAATTAAAAGTGGTCTTGAAAACTGCAACGCTACCAAATCGCGTAATAAATCTAACTTGTAAATGCGTGTAAGTAGCAGGAATGGAAGTAAATTCAATGCTAGAACTGCCACCGCTGCCAACAGTTACAGTAGCAATAGACTCAAAATCAGTAGGCAAGAAAGCAGTATTACCTGCAAGCATACTCCCATAGATAGTTCTGCCATTCTTTACAGAGTTAGCAGATAATTTATAGACTCCCATTGTTAGGCAATCTCCACTCCGCTGATGTGGAAGTTAACACCAGTAGTAGAGGCAGAGCCAGTAATGGTTGCTGCTGGGTTAGTGGCTGGGATTACCTGCTTTAAGTCAATGACTGTAGTGTCATAGGCACCAACAGATACTGATGAGGCTGAGGTTGTACCAGCAAAAGCAAGGGTAAAGTTTGCCGTGCTGCCAGTGGTGTTAGTTACTAATACATTTGTGACAACCGTAATGGTTGAGGTATTTGGTTGGGTGTATAGGGTTGCTGATGTAGTGGCTGCTGCTGTGCGAGCCAGTACCTTAGATGTTGTAGCCATTAGTTACTACATACCTTTCTATGATAGGAGGAGTTTTGCTTCTTCTTCTGTAATTCCTAAGCGTTCAAGCAACGCTGCTTTACTTAATGCCGCTTGCTCAACACTTTTTTTTAGAGCCTTAATTTCTTCGCCCCTTGCTAACTGCTCTGCAATTTCTTCAGCAGAATAAACATCATATATGATTTCGCCTGTTTCGCAATTTACAGTAAGTTTTTTGCCTTCAGTTTCTAACATTAGGATACTCCATATAATCTAATTGATGTGCTTGTGGCATTTGTTAAGTTTCCGCTTCCTGCAATTCTTGTAATATCTACTGAAGTAATAGCAGAAGTTGAAGCGTAATTAGTTAAAACCATTGGCAAATTAGTTTCACCTAATCCTTGGTCCATAAACGAAGATGAACCAACACACACTTTAAATCTTGTTGTGCTTGCATAGTCATAAATCCAAAGATAACCTCTGCTTTGTTCATTTACACCAGTACCTTGAAATCCTTGACCAATCAATTTACCAAAACCTGCGCTTGTATTGCTTGCTGCTTGAACCGTACCTGTTGTTCCAATATAAGATATTCCACGACTATAATAAATTGCAGAAGAATCTGCATTAAATCGGACATCATAAGCGGTACTACTATCGGTAGTTGAGCGAAGACCTTCCCAAGTTAACAATAAATGCTTGTAAGTTCCTGGAATTGAAGTAAAATTAATTGCAGAAGATGCACTTGCTTGTTGGTCTTGAATTAAAGTAAAACCGCCAGCAGGTGCAGCCCACTTCAAACCAGTTGCTTCAGCACTGTCGGTTGTCAGGACATAGCCAGCAGTAGAGGCAACGGCTAGAGTGGTAGAGGCATCTGTGCCATTACCTACAACTAGGGTTCCCTTAGCATTGGGAGCCGTAGCATTAGAACGAGCCTTTGTCATTAGTTACCTCCGAGTAATAGTTTGGCTTCGGCTTCGGTGATGCCAAGGCGGTCAAGCAAGGCTTGTCTCTGTGTTGCTTTAGTTGCTTCAGCCTGTGCCTCATCAATTTTAATTTGCTCAATAGTTGCATCTATCTCTGCTTGAGTAGGTGCAGCGCCTTCAAGAACATCCCATTTAATTGTTGAATAATCATTGTCTGTAAAACTAAATTCTGCTGTTGGACAAAGTTTATAGATAGCCTGAGTTAAATAATTTTGTTTCACTATGCACCTATTTCCATTAAAATAATTGTTGAAACTTGCCCTAATACTTGATTGTCAAAAGCCGCGCTATTTGCTGTTGTTTGTAGTGCGCTTTGGGTTTTATAGGTCACAGATGAAGTAGTGGCTGGGCTGTCTAAATTATTAAAATTGTAAACTTCGGAAACATAAATAAATGAAGCCCCTGTTATTTCAAATGCCAAAGTATCTGGGGCGCTTGCATCGGGGTCACCTGCTATAGTAGTGGTATCTCTGCGTAATCTATATCCGCCTTCTACTTTATTAGTGCTACGACGAATTTGATAATTCTGATTTGTTAATACTAAAACTTTACTGCTGGTTGAACTAGGCGTAATACTTGCAGTTAAACCCGTATCTGTCCAAGTAGTTGTGTTAGTAGAAACATTGGTTGTGGTTGTTGCGGTTACTACCTGTAATACTTTTCCACTAGAAGGCAGAGTAGCCCAAGCAAGTCCTGTGCCAGTTGTGGAGTCAGCCTTAAGATACTGTCCGTTAGTACCCACAGCCAAGCGACCAGGAGTATCAGCAGCAGTTCCTACTAGTAAGTCACCCTTAGCATCTACGATTGTGTTAGCAATAGCGCCAGTTACGCTGAAGGCGTTGACTGTCCAGACTGTAGCCACATCATTGGCAGCAAGGGCAGTAAGCCCTGTAATGCTGGTGCCGTTAGTAGCAGTGTAGTCAGAGCCACGCTTAAGTAGCGTACCGTTGATGAATACAAGTTCCTGTCCTACTGTGTAGGAAAGTGACTGGCTATTGTCATCATTACCAGAGAGAGATGTTTCACCACCTGATGCAGTCTTGACCCAAGTTGCAATAGTAGATGATGTTGCTGCTGCGCCTTGAGCGCCTAAGCCAGCAACGGTCTGCCACGCAGACCCATCATATCTTTTAACTGCCATATTAGTATGCTCCCATTAGTGTCATTGTTCTTAAGTCAGGGTCGGTTTCACCAGATTCATCAATCCATACATCACCAGTTGTAGGTGAGGTAGGTGTAGTTGTTCCGACAAATATTTTCTTTCCAGGGTCAGCATCAGTTACTATGATTGGCGATACCTTGACTGTACCAGTTGTAGCAGTGTCAGTACCCATACCAACAAAGTCAATGTAGTCATAAGTAGATGCAGCACCGCCATTAATCTTTACTTGGCTACCAGCCTGAACAGTTCCCCATTCTACACCAGTACCTGTAGTTTTTAGATACTGTCCGTTAGTTCCAGAAGTAGCACCTGCAGTCAAGGTTCCTGACAAGGTTGCATTACTGAGAGTGACTGCTGTAATTGTAGATACTGTAGTACCAGAGGTAATGACTGTGGTACCGATAGTTGGTGCGGTATATCCAGCAGGTGCTGCCTGCCATTCAAGTCCTGTAGCAGTAGCAGAGTTAACTGCCAAGATATAACCATTAGTTGTTGAAACTGTTAGTGGGCTAAAGGCATCATTGGCTGTACCTACTAGCAAATCTCCCTTAGCATTAAAGGATGCTGCGACAGCAGCAGCAGCACTT